ACGTCACGGCAGGCCCTCCAACGCCGAGGATAGCACGTCGGCGAGGGCGGCGGGCACCCGGCGGGCCTCGGCGTCGAAAGCGTCCCGGAGGTACCACTTCGCCCTGACGGTGCTCTGCTTCACGAGCCACCACCGCACGGGGCCCAGCGTGCCCCTCTGGCGGGCCCTCGGCCGCGGGCGCCTCTCTACACGGGCGACCCTCTGCCGACGCGCTGGCGGGGCCTTTTTGGCCTTGCGGCGGGGCACCTCAATCAAGGCCGCAAGGTCGGGCCGGAACTGCACGAAGCGCAGCGGCCGTGGGAAGTCGCGGGGGGTCTTGTACTGGCTGACCCCGTCCTTGGTCTTGACGCTGTCGGTCGGAATGGCGAGCCACCGCCGCCGCACCGGCCGCACGGTCCCGCCGCGCTCTTGGATGCCGGCGTAGACCACCTCGGCACCGGCGAGGGTCACGCCCCCGGCGGCCACCCCGACCTCGATGTCCGCGCCCTGCCGGAGCGGGCCGATGCCGCCGCGCGGGGCGCCCTCAGAGCGCACGAAGCCCGCGATGGACCGCCGGAGCAGGCCGCTCCGGGTCTTCATGCGGGCCTTCGCGTTGTCCTTGGCGCCCGCCTCCATCTGCTTCGCCACCGTGTCCAGACGGCGCCGCAGCTCCGCCCGCATGGCCCCGCCGGCCGCGAGCTGCAGCCGGTCGGCCAGCTGCCGGACGTTCACGGGGCGACCAGCCGGTGAGCCTGAGCCAGCGCCTTGACCTCGGGGAGCAGGTCCAGCGCCGTCAGGTCCACCCGGCTCTGGCCGTCGTCGATCGTCAGCCGGCCGGCCGTGCGGGTGTGCGCCAGCCAGTGGCCCACCTGCATCACGACAGCCTGCGCCAGCGACCCGGGCAGCGTGGCCCAGCCCGCCGAGACGGTCACCTTGTTCGCGCGCAGGGCCGAGCTCCAGCCCGTGCCCGCCGAGTCGCGGAGCACGATGGCCCCGAGCACCGTGTCGAGGTCCCGGTCCCCACTCGCCACGGCCGTGGCCGCGCCGTAGGACCGCTCCGGGTCGATGTAGACCGAGGTCACCGAGATGACCGGCCGCACCGGCAGGAGCATCACCAGCGGGTCGCTGGGGTCGATGCCCATGAGGCCCGGGTAGAGCGTGTAGGTGGCGGCGCCGAGCGTCCGGGTGCCGGCGTCCGGCAGCGGGAAGCGCATCCACTCGGCGAGCGCCGCATCGGCCCGGTCCACGAGGGTCCCGATGAGGGTGTCGTCGCCCGAGACGGCGCCCGTGAGCTGAGCCCGCACGGTCGCCGCTGAGATCACCGGCATGGGGCCCCCGTGGCGAGCATCACGAGCGCCCGGTGGCGCTCTTCCAGCGCGTGCCGCACCTCCGCCGAGAGGCCAGGATGCGGCGCAGAGAGCAGCGCCCCGAGCGCCCCGTCAAGGGCCCCCGCGGCGATGCGCCGGCAGACCTCGGACGGGTCGCCGGCCACAGACGGCAGAGCCCCCGCCACCGGCGAGCGCATGGCCCGGTCGATGACGGGGGCGGCGAGCATCAGGCGCGGACCGCTTCGATGAGCACGGTGACGGTGCCGGTCACGGCGAGGCCGGACGCGGTCTTGGTGACCGCCACGTTGATGTGGCTCGCGCTGGCGGTGTGCACGGCCGCCTCGGTGCCGGTCAGCGTGAAGGCCACCGGGGTCCCGGCGGTGAGGTCGCCGTTGCCCGTGATCTGCGTGGTGAAGCTGCCGAGGGTCGTGCTGCCGACCTTCACGGCGACCGTGGCGTAGTTGGTGTTGTCCGCGGTCCGATTGGTGTCCGGGGTGAACTCCGCGCCACGGACGATCCACTTCGACGGGCCGCCGGCCGGGATGGTCGCGTAGACCGTCTCGGCGGTGCCCGCGGTGGTCTGGTCGAGCGGCAGGGCGATGAGCATGAACATGGGGGCCTCCTCAGGTCACATGTTGAACATGTAGCGGACGTTCTTCTGACCGGACTTGGCCAGATTGACGTAGGTGCGGCGGTTGCGCGCCCGCAGGTACGAGCCGCCGACCTTGATGTCCCGCTGCATGTCCACCGAGGTGCCGACCCGCACGAAGCGGCGGTAGAGGCGGCGGTTGAACAGCAGCGCACCGGAGGTCAGGTCGCTGGAGCTCGCGTAAAGGCCGTCGGCCGCCGCGAGGTCCGAGGTCATCGCGTCGGTGAGCACGATCGGCACGCCGTAGATGCTGCCGACCTCGCCGCGGACCACCGGGGCGTTGCTGCCGTAGTCGCTCGCGCTCACCACGCCGGTCATGCTGGCGATCTTGCGCACATGGGCCTGGAAGCTGGTGAGCAGGACGAGGTCGCCCCGGCCGCCGCGCGGGCCCTGGATCTTGCTGATATCGTCCGCGAAGGTGGAGAGGCTGAACGTGCCGCGGTCGATGCTGTTGGACTGGTCCTTGGCCAGCGCCCGCAGCCCGAGCCAGCTGCGCAGGTAGTGGTCGTTGCTGTCCTCGGGGTCGCCGAAGATGCCGCCCGGGTCCCAGGTGGCGAGGGCGTCCTGGTGGGTCGCCGCCGTGTCGCCGTTCACGATGCAGAGCCGCTCACCGATGGCCATCGCGCGGGTCATCGAGTCGCGGATGAACGGGATGGCGGGGACGATCGAGTCCTCGGTGGCGTCCTCGTGCATGAAGACCATGACCGCGAGGCCCGACGCCGTGACGGTGAGCTTGTCCGTGCCGACGCTGGAGCTCTTGAACGCGGCGGGGTTGTCGCCGGTCTGGCCGATGAGCTTGTACGGCTTCGGGTACAGCGTGCCGAGAGGGAGCTCGACGCTGTTGGAGGTCATCGGGGTCTCGTCGAAGAGCCCGAGCAGGCCGTCGGGGTCGAACTCCTCGACCTGCCAGAGCGGGCTCGCCAGGAGCGGGGTCGGGATGAAGTCGCCGCCGGTGCCGGTCGCGCTGTCGAAGGCGCGCCGGATGGCCTCGGGGGCGCGGCGGTACACCGCCTGGATGGCCTCGTAGGTCGGCCGGCAGCCACGCTGCATGAGCTCGGGGTTGTCGAGCGCAGGGGTGCCGTGGATGGCGACGATGGCGAGGGTGTGCTCCTCCATCGCCTTCTGGAACTCGGCCTGCCACGGGTGGATCGGCTTGCTGTCGAGCAGGCCGGGCAGGTGCCGCGCACGCGGGCGGATGTCGCCCTTGTCGAAGCTGCGCGCCACCACCTTCCCGTCGACGAGGAAGGCGGCGAGGTCGCGGTCGGACGCGGAGAGGTCGGGCGCGGCGGACTTCTGAGCCGAGAGGGTGGTGATGGTCTGCTGCGCGCTCTTGAAGTCGGCCGCCATCCGCTCGATGGTGACCTCCTTCTCGGCGACGCTGCGCTCCAGCTTGGTGACGCGCTCACCCTGGGACTTGACCCACGCGGCGAGCTCTTCGGGCGACCGGATGTCGGTCATGTCAGCGGCCATGATGGCCTCCTCGGGTGTGGCCCGTCGGGGGCCGGGTGAACAGGTGCGCCAGCGGGTGGGCGGCCGTCTCAGCGACGGCGGCGCGGATGGTCTGCGCTGGCGAGAGGGGAAGGGCGCGCTGCGCGTCGGCCAGCGCGTCCGGGTTCATCGGCATCGGCGTCAGGCTGCATTCCATGAGCACCGGGCCCATGAAGACAAGCCCGCCGCGCTCATCGTAGAGCTCGGAGCCCTTGAGGTCGGCGGACCCGCGCCACAGCACGTTGCCGGGGCGGAACCCGACCGAGACGGTGCGCAGGGTGCCGGCGCGGAGTTGCGCGGCCACGGTGACGCTCATCGGGTACGACTCGACGGGCCGCGGCTCCAGCGTGCCCCGCAGGGCCCCGTCGCGCACAGCCACGTCGCGCCAGACGCCCACGGCGGGCTCGTCGTAGCGGTGCGCCCAAAGGGCGACCGGGTTGCGCTGGAACTCCTCCAGCATCCAGTCCTGCTGCACGATGTCGCGGGCCCGGTCCGGGGTCGCGCTCGACATGACGAAGCCATAGCCGGGCTTGTCGTCGTCGTCGTCACCCTCCATCCGGGCCACCTGCACGAAGGCGCGCCCGAGCAGCCGGTGGTCCGGGATGCCCAGCGCGTCGCCGATGGTGTGCAGCGTGGCCCAGTCGGCGCCGCGAGTCAGCACCTCGGGGATGTCCCGCTCGGACACCCGGGCGGCCTCGGCCATCGCGCCGAGAGCGCGGGCGGACCCGTGGGCGAGCTGCCGCAGCACGAGGCCGGGGGGCGCTGAGACGGCGGCGAAGGTGGTCATTCGGGGGGCCTCCGCACGCGCGGGACGAGGGTGCATCTGCAGTTGACGCTCAACCCGGGCTGCGCGAACAGCGCCGGGCCGGGGGCCGTGGCCCCGATGTATCGCGGGTCCAGACCTGCGCCTATGGGTACCACGAAGAGGCCGCCGGGCGCAACCCGCTGACCGTCGAGCGCGCGGTGCTCGGGACGCTCCCCGAAGCCGGCGCTGCTCCACTCGACCTCGAAGTCCACGCCGTCCGCCACGGCCTGTTGATAGGCCGCCAGTTGGCCCTCCGTCTGCGCGCGGGCCGCCTCTGTGCGGCCGATGCGGAGGGCGCGCATGGGGCTGAAGCCCTGGTCTTCCTGCAGGGCCTTCTGGATGTCATTCACCGATGCGCCGGCCTCGATGCCTTCGGAGACGACGATGCCGACGCGCTCCCGGGTGTAGTCGCTGACCTCGACCACCATCCGCCCGAGCTGCAGGTCAGCGGCCTGCACCACGGTCAGCGCGTCGTAGAGGGCGGCCCTGCCGAGAGCGGCAAGCTCCCGGCGCAGGGCCTCGCGGATGGCGGCCTCAAGCACCTCGCGGCCGAAGTCCTCCAGAAGCCGGGCCACCTCCTCAGGCCCGGCGAGGATGCGCTCCAAGTCCCCGGCCGTGAGCATCCGCTGCACCGACCGCTCGGCGGGGAGGGTGTCGGCCAGCCGCCGCTGGTATCTCCGTAGCTGCTCGCCCAGAAGCCGCCGCCACTCGCGGGCCAGCGCCCGAGCGTGCCTGTCGAGAGCGCGACGCCGGACGGCGGCCCCGTCAGCCATCGGGGAACAGCTCGTCATCGCGCCGGAGCCGGCGGGCCCACGCTGCACCGGCGTCGCCGCCCCACAGCAGCCACGCGACGTAGAAGGGGCTCGGGTCCGTCGTAGACCCCCACCCCGGCTGGCGGCGGGCCTCCGTGGCGAGCGTGCCACCGAAGCGCGCAAACCACCTCACCAGCTTGCGGGCCAAGTCGTCCCCGATGGACCCCGAGGCCAGCGCCGAGGCCGTCCGCGCGCCCTCAGCGGTCCCACCGCGGTGCCCGGCCCGCCGGAGGTCCAGCCCCCGCCGGGCGGCCTTGCGGGCCCCCTGGGGCACGTCCCACGGCATCAGGCGCCCTCGCCGTCGAGAGCGTCGAGCACCATGCGCGCGAGGTCCTGCGCCTCCGTCAGAGCGTCGAGCTCGTCGGGGTCGTCAGGGTC